CCCTTGATCGACGTTGATTGCGCCGCCAGAGTTTTGGAAAACCCTAATATCGATATAGTCGCCAGCTACAAGAGAAACCAAATCAGACAAAGACACGTTGACGACTTGGGAATGCGCTGCCGTTGCGACGTTTTGGCCGATAAGCGACGGTGTTCCGTTTTTTGCAAGATATATGTTAGCAGCCTCACCCGCTGCCCAGCCGCCGCCAGAAGCAAGTCTAACCCGCGCGTTAACCGAATATGTTCCGGCGACCGGAGCAGTAAATCTCCACGAGGCTCCAGTAGTCACCGAACCATGCGTGTCGATTGTTCTTGTGGCGAAGTTTACCACGGTAAAAGGAGATGCTGCAGAGTCAGGGATAGAAGTCGTGCTTGTGGCATCGTACCTCGCCGCCACCGTCTCACTAGCCGCAATCGCAGAGGGGCCGGAGAGACGCTCGACTTCCATGTATGTCGCATTTGCCCCGCCGTTTACGGTGAGCGTGGATGCAGAGTTGTTACCTGCGCCGTAGATCCACATTTCGACATAGTCGCCAGCGTTCATGCGAACCACAGTGCTATGCGAAAGTGTGAATGAAGTTCCAGCTGAAGGCCGCGCGCTCGCCCCATAAGAAGTATCGGAACCGTTTACGCGGAAGACGGGAGAGTACGCGCTATTGAGGACGTTTGTAGCAGCGACTTCAATAGCGCCGCTCAACCGATAATATCCTGGGGCAGGAGCGGTGTAGCGGAAGTTGGTCGCCACATCCATTTGGCCGTGCGTGTCCCAGCCTTTAGCTCCGCTTGCCGTGACTGAGTTGAGGCTAATTTTAACGAGCGAGTTGTTGGGGTTAACGCCTGTCTGCGTCCCGCTCCGGTATGCGCTGCAAGAGACAACCCGCGTGTCGGTGTCGGACGACATTTGGACGGTGGAGCTAAATCCACTCACAGGGACCGTAGCTCTCCAGGATAAAATATCTCCACTCGCAAATGCGTTGGCGAAGATGTTGTCTGCCGCACTATCTAAAATAAATGAATAAGTAGTGGATGTTCTATACTGAACCGTTCCAACTCTGAAGTTAGTGCCAGAGTCAGTCCATTGAAACACGCCTAGGGTAGTCCCAGGAGCAGACGCGCTAACCTTAGTAGTATCAAAAGTAAGCCCAGCGGGAAGCGTGACTGTAAATGGGCTCGCAGCAGATCCAGCACCTGTCCAAGAAATTTGACCGTAAATTTCAATTGAGTCACCAACGCGGCGATAGGTGTTAGTTCCAACTGTTTGGTTGGTGGTCTCGCTTCTAGTCGGCGTGTAGCTCTGCCAATCCGTAACCGGCGCCCCATACTGCACAATCTGCGGGCCGACCACGACGTTATCAATCTCCATCGTCATGGCTGAGGCGGTCGATACTGCGCGATGGAAGATGAGGCGGTAGCTTGTACCGTTGCTCGAAGTCTGGAAGGTCGCGATGTGTTTATTAGGAAGCGTCCCACCCACAGCTTGGATCTGGAACCCTGCGGGCTGGATTAGCGTGGAGTTGGTGACATCGTAGATATAGACCGTCATGTCGCCAGTGGCATAGGTGCCAGAGGCGATGGCGTAGTCAAACGAGATCGAGAGCACCTTGGCCTTGTCAGCCTCAGACAGCGTGAAGTCAAACGATGCGCCCTCGCCTTGAAGGTTCGCTGCCGTCGTGGTGACAAGAAAGCTTGCCGTTCCGCGAAGAGGCGTTGTGGTCGTGCGAGTAAAGGTGAGCGTGGGCGAGCCGCCTGTCCCGTCAACTGGAGTGCTCTGGGCTGCGTCCTTATAGGTCGCCCAGCCCGTCGTCGAAGTCTCAGCATCGGAGTTGGCCGAGATGTAGTTAATCGTCCCGCCGCCAGCGCCAGCGCCAACTTCTTGCTCAACGCCTGCCGAAGTCAGCTTGTAAAGCTTGCCATCGGTCTTGGAATAGAACTTGGTCGTACCAGCCGAGGGGCTCGTGGGCGTAGACCCCTGGTCGGTCATAAGCGCCTGGTCGATCACGGGCGCGGTGAGTGTCTTGTTGGTAAGCGTCTCGCTTGCCGTGCGCGTCACGACCGTTCCAGTGGTGGGGAACGTAGCGGTCGAGTTCACACCCGTGCCACCACGAGATGTGGCGAGCTGCGCCTCAGAGGACATAACTCCCGAGCCGTCGTTGATCACCACGTGGCTTGCCGTACCAGATGCGAGCTTGCTGCGGTCAATGGCAGCCGAAGCGTTCACGTCGGCGTTGACTACAGCGCCGCTTGAGATCGCCGTCACGCCCGAGCTGTTGACCGTAACGTCGCCTGAGAGAGCCGTAGAGGTGGGGACGTTTGAGCCGTTGCCCAGCAGCACTTGGCCAGCCGTCATGCTGGCCAGCTTGGAGTGATCAATAGCCGCCGCTGCGTTGATGTCTCCGTTGACAATCGTCCCGTCAGCGATCTTGGCCGACGTTACCGAACCATCGGCGAGAGCGGTCGTACCAATCGGCACGCCTTTGCCGGTTGTGTGGTCGTGCGTGTCGATCGCATCGAGCGAGTTTTTGATCTTGTCTACGTAGTCTGTGTCGTTAAGGATCGGAGGATTATTGCCCGTGATATTACTCATATAATTCAACAACTTACGCGCACCTGTCTAAGTCTGCGGTTGACGCAAGTAGCTCCTTTCTTATACGTGCTAAAGCCATGTTATGTTGGAAGCCAATTCCAGGATACGAGGGGCGATATGAAATATCAAACCGAGGTGATGTTAAATCGTTGCGAAAAAAAATCCGGCTACTCCGCCCATTTAAAGATAAAGACGGATACAGGCGCGTTGGCCTGTATAACTCACCCACTACGATAAAAATGCTCCGCGTATGCAGGCTCGTCCTCATGAGTTTTATCGGCCCCTCCAACGGGTTGATATGTAACCATAAAAATTTGAAAAAAGACGACGATAGGTTAGAAAACTTGGAATACATCACCGTGCTAGGTAACGCACAACACGCGCGCGCCAATAAACGAAATTGGGCTTTAAAGGGCGATACCCACCCCAACACTAAAATTTCATACAGCCAGATGGTGGAGATTATAGCGCTCAGATTACACCGCATTCCATGCGACGATATTGCCGCTGCTTACCGCATCCGAAGCGACTATATTAAAGGGCTCAAATACAGGGTGGATTACAAAAAAGCTAAACGCGAAGCGCGCGACCATTTCGTTACCTAACCCCTCTACACTTCTTCATCGCTTCCGCCACCAGGCGGTTGTAGTCCTCCACATGGAGGCAGCGGTAGTTTGCAAACGAAGGCTTGCTTGCGGCAAGAAACTCCTCAAGGACCTCTCCACGCTTGCACACGCCCTGTAGCTCAAGTTCGCGAGTACACACCACGTCGCGAACGATACCAACGTCGCGAGGAGAACCAACCCAGAATAGAGCGTCAATTTCTTTCTTTCGGTCGCAGGACGCTGTCAGGGTCACCACTAGGCAGCCCAGCGCGAGGAGAGCCAATGTTCTCTTCGACCTTGCGAGTATCTCCATTGCGCGCAGCCTCCTTGGTTTCGCGGATTAGAGCCGCTTCACGCAGCTCGACAATACTTTGATAGATCGTTTTGATCAGGCCGAGGATCTGCGGGATAGCCCGCAGAGCCTCTAGCACCATCGTGACGTAAGCCACTTACGCCTTCTTCTTGAATGCCTCAAGAAGCGCGGGAAGCTCTTGAGCCACGACCACGAGGATTTCAACACCCTCAGCCAAGCTCACGTCTTTGAGCTCTTCCGGCACTTCGCCGACATTGGCCAAGGCGGCTTCAAGAGCTGCCTTCTTGACCGGGTCTGCGGCCAGCTTCATGTATCCATCGACGATATCTTGGGCTTGAAAGCCGTCTTTGAAGACTTCAGCCGAGACCTTCACGACTTCGAGAATGCCTTTGATAAGTTCCTTGGTTTCTTTCACGTCTTGCATATTCCCTCCTTGGATGTAGTCATTATGCTACTTGAGCTTGATTTTCTCTAGGTTCTTGTCGACCTTCTTTTGCTCTTGAAGCGCCGCCTTATCCTCTTCGGTCATGAGCTTCTCGTCCAGCTCCTCTTCGTCGCCCTCGTCCTCTTCGGGCTCTTCGCGCTCAGCCATCTTGGCCGCTGCCACTTTGCGCAGCTCCTTGATCGACTTGATCGCCTTGGCCGACTTCTCCATATGACCCTTCACAAGGGCCATAAGTTTAGCGTCTTTCTTGATATCCTCAGCCTTGATCAGCGTCTCGGCTGCGCAACGCACACCCTCTTCGCCGTACTTATCTTCCTTTTCCATGTCCATTGAGCAGCTCCTTCCTAATGTCTTCTAGTTTTTGGTCGATCTTTTCTAGCCGTTGGTCGATCTTGTCCATATCCCGAAGACGGTCGGACTTAATCTCTTGGATGTCGGTGCGGTTCTCAAGCCCTTGGGCAAAGACGGTTGTGAGCCATGCGCAAAAGCCAAAGAGGATGACTATTGATCCCACTGGGAGGAGAGTCTTTTCGTCGATGATGCTCTTCTTATCCATTGCCTCCACCTTGTCCTGCGATGCGAGCCTTCACTTCATCGTGAAGCTCAGCCACTGCTTCCACCAAGGCATCGTAAGCGGCCTTGATCTTGGGACTAGAAATGCGTTCCATGACATCGACGGCGAAAGCCATGTCGGGATGCTGCTCAAGGCTCACACGCTCCTCATAAGCCCCAGTCTCACGGTTCCACGGGATCAAGTGGACCTCGGCGACGTATTTACCGCCAGGAAGCCCGCCAATGCGGATCTCTTTGATCCAAGCCTCATCCATTGTTTTTTGCACCGTAATCGGTGCGGCCAAATTGATTCCCATTAAGCTAGAACCTCCAAAATTAAGTTAGTGCAAGAGATGGTGTTCGACGCGCTGGCCGTTCCCCACTGAGCCGTGAGCGTAATAGCTTGCGACGTAGTTGTGTTAATCGTGGTTGTCCCAGTGGACTCCATATCGTGCCTTCCGCCGAGTGCATGGTTTTCAGTAAAGATACCCTGCGCGATCACGGTCCCAGAGCCGCCCGTCGTGCGGCAAGTTAGCACGACATCAACAAGCCATCCATTATTTGTACCGTTGCCAGAGTTGACCGCGCCCGTCGATACGATCGTGGTCGATCCGAGCTTAAACCTGACGTTGATTGTGGGCGTGGATACTGAAGAGTGATAACCCCAAGCCGTAAGCCTTACCGATTTTCCAGCTACAAAGAAGTTAGCCGGGAGCGTGAGCGTTCCAACCCCGCTTCCAGTTAGCGTCGTCTCTGCAACGCTATTGGCTACCGTAACAGTCGCAGTCTGCGAAAAAACTACTCCCTGGAGGTATTGAGCCACGCCAGCCACATGAGCCACAAGACTCTTTTGCCCAGAGACGTTTGTGATCTGCCCATCGGCGCTAGGAACAGGCGTCGATCCGGCCAAAAGAATTTGAGCGCCCGAGCTTGTGCCACCAATATAGAGGAATGAGTTTTGCCCCACGGGGCTCGTGGCATTGAGGAACAGGCGCGAGTCACGCTGCCAGCCGCCTTTAAAGCTGCCAGCTTCATCGAGCAAAATTACGTTCGATGTATTTGCCCCTGCGCTGTAACGGAAATGCAGTGCCGTCGTGCCGCCTGCCGTGGGCGCGATAACGACTTTCGATCCCGTAACCGAAGGCGCAATGGCGCTTTGGCCAAAAACTACCGTACCTCTACCGCTGTCGCCGACCGAGTAGAAGTATGCCATGGGGTTGGAGACATCCGATCCCCATACGGTAAAATGCGCCGAAGACGACTTGTTAAGGTTGAAATCGTAACTTGAACCAAGCTGGTAAGTTACCGTCCCAAAACTAGCCGTCGCATAACCCACTACTCTGGCCGATCCAACAAGGAGATGCCCAGTTGAGACTTGCGCCGCAAGCCTCGTAACGGTTGAAGAGATGGCGCTATTGCGGTTTACGGCCACACCAAACGAAAGAGACGGAAATCTCTCGCCGCTGCCAGTTGTCTCAATGACGGCGATGTTGTCAGTGGACTGCGAAATAGTTGGGCGCTCTAAGTCAAAGCGCGATGCTGTAGGAACCGCCGTTGTGGGGCTAACCGTCGTGTTACCACTCCAAGAGTTGTCAACTGCATCGTCGGTAAATGTAGTAGTCGGCGAGTTAAAAGTCTTCGATACACTATGGGCTGCGCCGTTGATTCCGCGAGTGATTTTAACCGTGGTTATCCCAGCCGGATAAGAGAACGTGCCGGAGACGTATTTGCTTCCGCCAGTGTTAGAAGTTGACAGCGTGTATGCCGTGGTGGAATAGATGAGAAGCGAGCCGCTGTAGCCGTAAAGTTTATACTCCCGCACCTGGCTTGTGCCGCTAAAGCCAAAGGCGTTAGGCGTAACAGTCGTATCACCGGGCCACGTCGCAAGGCCAGCGTCAATTACTTCGCTTGCGGTTGTCTCGTAACCTTTCGTGATGCCAGCGTTGTAGTCGCCGATCATCTTGCCACCAGCCCCAGGCATTCCAGAGAACGAATGTTTTAAGATGTAATAGACGTTTGGGGTCGTGAGCGTTGCGTAATAGGTGTTTGCCGATGGATTAAAAACAAAACTGCCGGACGGGGCCTGTGTTTTGGCATAGCATTTAAATGCGTATTGAAGCTGCGCCGTAGCAATGTCGTTACCCCAAGCGGTCTGCGCTGTGGAGTCGCTTCCGGGGTTAGTCCAAACATAACCGCCGCTCATGCCTCCAACGAAATGGTACGACCAGTTAGAGCCGCCGTCAGTTGAGATGCGAATCACTTGGTCATCACCGCCGCCAGGCGTCCAAGTGACGTCTAGATCAAACGTCGATGAGTCGTTAGGATCGGTCCAAGCGGGAGAAAGCGTGGTACCAGTCTGCTCGCAATAAAACACTCCGCCAATGTTTGCTGCGGATCTAATTTCGACATCGTATGTCGTGCCGTTGGCCGTGAATACGCCCGAGCCGATATTTGTTTGGCCCGCCGACACTCCAGAGCCAGCCGTTGGCGTGGTGTAGCTAAAAACATAGCTTGTCGGCCACGAGGTGTAAGATGCGCTCCCAGAAAATGCGGGGTCCTCGTAAGACGTTGCCGCCACAATTACGATTGAGTCGTTAAATCCACCGCCGTTGACTTGCTTGCGGATAAGCCAGTGCGATTGATCCGTAACTGGAGTCGGAAGAGTTAAGTCAATGCTAAAAGAACTGTTGTCGTTGAGCGTGTCGGTAAACGTAGCCGTTTGGAAGTTTGCAGACGAGTAATATTGGTTGCTGATTGCCGAGTAGATAACGGGGTAAATTTCGTAGTCAATCGTTTGACCAGATGCCGTGTATCCCGTGCCGCTCATATTTTGCGACGTGCTCACAGACCCTGGCGTAGCAAACTCTGCGATGAGGGTAGTCGTCCCCGTGGGGCTCGTGTTAAGCGTCTCAGCTACTTGCGAGATGCTTCCAGTTGTTACGTTGTTAATCGTTTGGCCAGAGCTTGCCGCCACATGAAGCGGGTGCTGCTTTAGCGTCGTCTGCACGTTCAGCGAGTCGTTGGTCTTGTCCCAAAGAAGATTGGAGTCACCGCCAAAGGAGCCGCCGTCGTTAAACTGTACTTGAGTGTCTGAGCCGCCAGGGGTTCCGCCGCCGCCAGTTCCGTTACTAGCTGCGGTAATACGCCCTTTAGCATCAACCGTAATATCGGCGTTAGTGTAGCTCCCAGGCGTAACCCCACTAGCTGCCAGCGTTGCAGCTTGCGAGCCAGTTCCGGGGCCTGCCGTGACATCGCCCGTTAGTTGGTTGATGCCAGAAGTAACCGTACTCCATGCGATGTCGTAATCGGTGTTGGAGGACTTCGTGAGAGCTTGGCCGCTTGAGCCTCCTGCGGGGACCTCAACTGTGCGGACCCAATCAGATGACGATGAAGTGCCCTTGGCTTCCCAACGAGCTCCAGTCGACGTGTTGACCCACTTCTGGCCTACAAAATCGGGGGCCGTGGATGGGTTGGAAGTAGACTCAATTACATGGACTCTCATGCCGTCTCCCAGGTCAATATATTACCAAGCGAGTCGGTGATGATGTAGTACTCGCCAGCGTCGGCATCAAAGAAAAGCAGCGCGTTGTCTGGGACGCTTACAGTGCCTCCAGAAGCAGGGCGCCTGATGCGGAGGTAGCCCATACCTACTCCTCGGCTTCGTACTCTACTCTTACCGCGTCACCAGAAGTGCCGATAATGTAGAGCTTGCTTAGGTCATATACGGTGTTCACACCGCGAGCCATTGCTCGGGCGTACTTCTCATTGGACTCACCGGCGTCAAGAAACATACCAGATGTAGAGGTCACGCTGGCATCGCCCATATAGACGGTGCCAGCATTCCCCGACTCAGCCCTTACGGCAAAGCCTTGGGTGAGGATGCGCGAGCTGGTCAACTGCTCAGCACTCCCAGAGCCTAAGACCTTGCGAAAGGTTTTGAGTACCGTTGCCATTAGTAGAAGTAGAGTACCGTGAGCTTTTCGCCGTTCACCGACGAGTCCACCCACATATCCTTCAGGTTGATGGAATCTTCCACGCCACCGATCTCAACGTCACCCAAGACGAGAGCCGGATCAGCAGGTTCCATTGCAAGGCCCGTCGAGACATCCACATCCCCAGCTCCATCGTTGCCGATGAAGATGTTGCCGGTGTTCGCCGCAGCAGGACGGACGATGAGCTTCTTCACGCGAAGATCGCTAGAAGACATACGCACCGCCGTCCCAGCCGTGGTGACGGTGACAACAAGCGACTTAAACTGCGCCATATGTCACCCCCTATTAGGTCGTAGAAGCGGCCTTAAGAACGAGCACGCGGACCACAGCGCCTGCGCCGGGGTTACCAGTCCACTCAACGGCGAGCTGGTTAGCGGTGCGGGAGGTGTCGGTCCATTTGATCAGAGCCGTACCGTTAGCGCCCTTGGTGAGCTGGCTCACAGCGAGGATAGTATCCCCGGTGGCAAGACCAGTCACAGTCAGGGTTTCGGTAGCGGCACCGCCAGCGGAAGCGGCCGAGTCGTAGACTTGGATGTTCACAAGATCACCCAGGCCAACTTCGCGGGCCAGCTTGTTCATGCGGTTAAGACGGAAAACGTCATTTGCAGATGCTGCCATATAGAGTCCTTTCTATTTTTTTAAGAGGTCGCCCCCCTCAGGCGGGGGGCATATCCTCATGCGAACCGTTTAGTAGCTGATGCCGTAGATGATACCGCAGTGGCCGGGTGCCTTCACGACGAGATCGCCACGGAGCGAGATATCGACGATGTAGGTGTAGCCCGAGGTGCCGCGAACGACGTAGTACTCGTTGCCGTCCGGCGACTTCTCGCGGTGGAACATACGGTCGGTAGCAAAGCACAGTGCCTTGGGATCAAGGAACACGATGTAGCTGTCGCTGGCTTCCTGGATGCCGACGAGCTTGAGGTTGCCCTTGACCGAGGTGATCTCGATCTCAGTCCAGCCGAACTCGGAAGCCTTGGTTGCCGTCGGGGTGACCTTGTAGGCTCCCTTTTGGGTCTCGATGAGCTTCATGATCGATCCGAGGTGCTTGTAGCTCATGAGGATGATCGAGGCATTGCCCTTGGCGCGCGTGCGAACTTCCGTGTAAGCGTCAAAGAGCTTCTCAAGGATGTTGGCTGCCGTGATCGACGAACCAGCCACGTTCACCGCTTGCAGGTAGGGGTAAGCGAGCTTGCTGACACCGTGAAGGGTCGAGCCGCCACCGTTAGCTGCCGAGAGGAGAGCGTCATAGAGCGACTGGAAGGAAGCCGACTGAGCGCCGGGGTGGTAGAACTTGGCGTTCTGAGCCACGGTGTAGGCCGACACGTCAAGGGCTGCGCCGCCGCGGGTAGCCGAGACCGTCACTTCCTTGGTGTTGATGTTCACGGCCGTGACGTAGCAAGCCTGAGCTGCGCTGTTGTCGTCATCCAAGCTAACCTTTTGGCCGATCACGAAGCGGTCGATGCGATCGACAACCACGATACCAGAAGCAGCGTTGGTTGCGTCAGTGACCGTTGCGAAGTGGGGACCACCGAGAAGGTTGATCGAGACCACTTCCTTCATGTAAGCCATCATCGACTCGATGCGGTCGGGGAGGATCTTAAGGAAGGTCTTCTCGTTCGGACCGCCATCATGCTCTTGGAGGTCGCGCGAGTTGAACTTCATCGTGCCGTTCACGTGCTTTTGGCTCGTGATGCGGCCGCGGACGAAGGCATCTTCCGAGATGTCGTTCTCAGCAGCAAGGCTGCCGAACTCAACCGACGATGCGCCAGCGCCCACGAAGGGGACGATGTAGGCAGCTTCGCCAGAGGTCGAGGAAGCGCCGCGCCAGCCTTCATCGATTTCGATGTTGGACAGCATCCAGTCGCGCTTGATCATCTCTTCTTTGAGGAGCTCAAGGGGCATATAGTCCTTGAGCATTGCGCTAAAACTACGAGTAACAGACATTGTTTATTCTCCTAATTGTGCAGCGCGCTTCTTAAGGTCTGCAAGACTCTTGATGGCGCTGCGGGCCGGTGATCCTGAGCCCTTGCCCACGTTGGGGATCACTTTTGGTTTTTGTTGTTGTTGGGTCATCTGCTCTTGAGCTGCCATCGGCTGGCTGGCCGACATGAACGGCATGAAGTCACGAGCAACCGACTTCAAAACTTCTCCAGGGCGGACATGGGAGCCGGTCTGATCGACCATGTAGGCTCCGCGTTCAATGACGAGGCTCCTGAAGCTACCCTCGCCATATGCCTTGTCATAGGCTTGTTGCATCGAAACGTACTCGGGCTTTGCAAGCTCCATGTCCATTTCGATCTGGGTGACACGCGCGAGCTCTTGCTGGATCTCCGCCTGCCTCATACTATATTCCTCTGAAAACCGCTCTTGCGCAAGCTCCGCGTTGCGCTTGGCTTCCATTGCCGCCCGTTGGTCATCAGGCATTTGCGCCTGGGCAAGTTTTTGGCGCACGTACTGGAACAAAGTGTTGTCGTCGTATCCAAGCGCCTGGAACACGCGCTCGTGGTCCCCCTTGGAGTACCATTTCTGGAGCTGGCTCACCTGGTCGACAACCGGCTTCCACTCCTTTTCGTAACCTTCGAGCTTACCCTTGTACTTGACCAAGGCATCGGCACGCTGAACGTAGTCGCGCACCTTCTTGAGCGAGTCTTCGTCCTTGATGAGCGCGCGAAAGAACGGGTCGATCTCACGCTTCCTGCCATCAAACTCGTAGGTGAAGTCAGGCGTCCACGCAGGCTTCTCCGCACTAGCTGCGGCCTGGGCTGATGCACCATCGGTGCTGCTGGGCTGAGCAGGCGTAGCTGCGGCTTGCGTGCTCGCCGCATCCGGCGCGGGTTGAGCTTCAGGTGTGGCTTGTCCTTGGTTTTCTTGAACGTCCATCTAGGGTCTCCATGCGCCGCAAGTCCCTCTTGTCTTGGCGCATCTGCTAAACCGAGACTAAAGCGTCTCGGACGAGGGCGGAACTACCTCCGCCTGGGCACCCTGAGCCTCTGGCTGACCAGATGTCTCGGCGTTCGCGGCAAACTCTGGGCTTGCCGCTCCAAGCAAGGCGACGGCACTTTCCGGCATCAGCTCAAGCTGCCGCTTGAACGTCCCCTGCTCTTGGAGCTTCTGGATGAGCCAGTTGAGCGAGTCGTAAGGAACGCGAGCCCGGCGCGTGCGCTCGGGGTTGTTCGGGTCCTGTACGAAGAAGTCAACGCCCACCATAGCCCCACCATCGGGGATAAAGCCGGACTGTGCACGCAGAGCAGCTTGCTTTTGCTGGTCAACAATCTCAAGGTGCGCTGCGATGTACTGCTGGTACGCCTGCTGAATCTCAGCAGGCAACATGATGAAGTCAGGGGAGTTCATGCGCATCGTCACGCGGTTCACCAAGAACTCGTGCGGCTGCGTTTGCGTGATGATCGGATACTCCCCACGATCAAGAGCCAAGATGTCGTTGGTAGCCATCTCGTCGTTCATCGTGAGCTTCGAGAAGATCGCATCCCCGTTGGCGTAGGGAAGCTGGCGGATCAGCATACCAATCATCTCAGGGTCAAGCTGGCTGCCAACGTACTGGAGAGCGTTCGTGATCGAAAGCTGCCGCCCAAGCTTAGTCTCGACATCATCGGCCTGAGCTTCAACCACGATCTCAAGGCTCTGGTCCTTGGTGTTCTTGAACTCGGGGATGTTGATCGCCTCACTGCGGCCTACCGAGTAGACCACCATGTCATCAGGAAGGTAGTACTTGCTCATGCGCAGAGCCGTCTGGCACACGCGCTTTAAGAACCCTTCAAAGGTCTTGATCTGGCGCGAGAACTTGCGCTTCTGGCTGGCTGCGCGGTACAGCAGCGTATGAGGCTCAAGGTTCGAGAGCTCCTCGGTCTCGTCCATGTCGGCCAGCTGGTACATCTCGGAGATCGTGTTCTGTGCGTACTGCACGTACTGCTCGCCGGATCTACCAGGGAGGACTTCGGGGGCGGGGCCTGAGATATTGACCACACGGATGCCAGGGAGGGTGACTCCAGCCGAAGCCTTGGCGCCGTTTTGTAAGATGAGCTTATCATCACCCAGCGTGATCTGAGTTTCGGCGATCTTGGAGATCGCCCTATTGAGCTCAAGCTGCGAGTGGCGCAGGGGCTCAACGCCCGAGATGCCGCGGCACTTGGTCTGGATCGACTCGTAGCGCTCGCACACGATAGGGAAGATGCCTTCCGGCAGCTCACCTTGGTCCAGGATCTGGCCGCAGGCGTGGATATAGTAGTGACCCTTCGGATACTCAGGGCACGGCTTAAAGTACCACTCCTTGACTAGAACCTCGTTCTTCTTGTTACGGCGATAGCCTTGACCAGCGTCGAACACAAGGAACGCCGTCTCGTTGGACGCGTCGAGCTTGTCGGCTTGGTCGGGGAACATGGCTTTGAGTCGATCGGTGTTCACCGACTTGCGGATGCAGTAGTAGGGCGAGTCTTTAAGCGCCTGGCTCGCCGGGTCGCGAAGGATATTGAACGCGAAAACCTCTTCAAAGCGCAGCTGTCCCTGGTGCACGGGCGCGTTCTCGTTAGGAACCGGCTGACCCATCTCGTCGACCACGGGCATCCCCATGTCATCAAGTAGCTGAGCGTAGCCGATGACCGGGCCTGCGGACTCATCCCACAAGAGCTTAGCCCACACCTCACCGATGCCGGTGAAGTCATCAGCCCACTGGTTCACAAGCTGCGGCCAGTCGTTGCGCTCCTTGATATCGCTCCAGACCGATTGGTTCAGCTCGGCTGCCTTCTGGTCTTGAAGCTCTTTCTTGTGCTTAGGCCCCACCGTGACGGAGGGGGCGGATGTAACGATGAGTCCCGACGTGCGGCGCATGATGCGCCCCAAGTGGTTCTTAGTGAGCCGGATGCGAACCTGCTCCTGGAGATCAGCCGCCTGGCGAAGGCGCTGGAATTGAGTGTTGCGCTTGTTGTAGTGCTCGCCTGCGATCATGAGCAGGTTCGAGCGCATCTTCGCAAACTCGTTCTTATCGACCTCTTCGGCTTCGGTGTAGAGCTTATCTAAGTCCTTGGCGGATTCGATCTTAATCACTGCTATCCTCTCCTAGAGCGTTGTTCTCGTAGGCAAGAGGATCAGAGATCAGCAGCTCGTCGTGCTGAAGTTCTTTGATGTACGCCTCATCTTCAGGAGACGCGGGTCGATACTCCAAAGGCGGGGAGGGCGGCCCTTTTACCTCTTGCTGCTCCCCCAGTGTATCTGGTTTTTCAGAAAAGGTAACCTCAAGGCCGCCTAGCTTGAACGAAGAAACGCCCGTTTGATGACAGGTTTTTAGAACCTGGATCAATCCCCTAACATCCCATTCCAAAATTCAAACTCTCCCTCGCCATCCAAGACATCATCATGTGTCGTCCACATTTGCAACGCCTTGGGGTCGTGCCGAGCTTCATATGCAGCATAGGACCGCGTGTCGCGCGGAGCGGAATCAAGCGTGTAGCTTTCAGCTCCAGACCTAATCGCAAACGGGATCTTCACGATTGAATAACGCGCAGCGTCACATAAGTCATCCTTATCCCGCACCTTGTCCACCTTCTGCCCGAGCGACTCCAGTTCTTGGGCGAGCTTAAACCCCTCAAGGTAGATGGACGGCACAACGGAGCCTTCATGCGGAATGTAGAACTTGATGGCCTTAGACTTGAGCAACGCAGCTAGAACCGAGTTCCCCGAGTCTCGCGACTTATCCGCACGCATCCACGGGAGCCCTCTTCTCTCAGCAATCATACCAAGATCAGCTGCCGCGTAGTCGTAGTAGGTAGCCACCACCCTGTTGTGGATGGTGGACTTCATCTCCTCCCACGTATCAATGATGTCCTCGGCTGTGGTGGCGATCTTATCCCCACGCCAGCTGCGAATCACACGCGCTTGGCGGTAGTCGGGTGATACGGCCGTGAACACGATGGACGCTGGATGACCACGCTCGCCACCTGAGCCGTAGTCCACACCAGACCACACCTCCCAGTCCTTGGGCACGGGGTGCTCAGGCGCCAAGTGGATCTCTCGGTCGAACTGCGGAAACCGAAGGCCTTCGTCCTTGACGAATTTGCCAAACACTCGGCGCTGCACTTCGGCCTTCGTGGTGCACTGGTCGATGCGAGCCTTGATGCGCTCGTGTGTCCACATCGTAGGACTTCCGTCCTCGTACTCAAGGCAGTCGTAGAGGCTAATCTGCCGCACCCACGCATCGGGCCACATCGTTCGCTCTTCGACAATCGACTTCCATATCTGTTGACCAAGGGTTGCTGTAAATCCGAAAACCATGTAGCCGTTAGTGGCTGCAACGCGCGATTGAAGCTCTGGAATCAGTTCCTCTGGCAGCTCTTCATCTGCTGCTAAAAAACCGACACTACCGGCTTGGAGATACGTAGCCCCTTGTGAGTAAGTTTTGAAATGTATCGAAGATCCGATGTGGTCAAACGTCACTATAGGAGAAGCCTTGTCTGGCTTTATCAACGTCCATCCGTACTCTGGATCATCTTTCGGCGGAAGCATCGGCCTCCACTTGTCGTTGAACTCAGCCATGGCCATCTCGCGCGTGGGATACAGGTACCAAAGCGTCTTTGATCTCTCTCCGCTCTCAGGCAACATCTGCATCCACAGCTCCTGATTGATTGCGCATTCAATCGTCTTACGCATCATGCACAGGCTTTTCCCAACCTGGTTCGCGGCTGTGAGCACCTGCACCTTCTCGCGGCAATCGAACCACTCGCGCTGCCAAGGGAAGAACTTCATCGAATACCGATGCGGTAATCTCCGGCGCAGTTCGATCTCATGCTCAAGCGCCTCAAGCTTTGCTAGCTTGGCTTGAACAAGCTCCTCCTGTAGCTTTCTTGACTCCTGCTCGTCACTTGCCATGGGTTAGCTTGAGCCTTTCTTCAAGCTCGCGGATCTTGCGGTCAAGCTCATCAGAACGCGTGGGAAGCCCGAGCTTCTTCACGTCCCGCTGGTTCATCGTCACCGAAAGCTGCCTTACGTCCTGAGTAACGTGCTGGTGCTGCGTGGGCATACCGTTCTTGCGCACATCAAGGAAGGCAACCGTCTTGAGGATCAGCTTAGCTGTCTCATGATCGACTTCTCCGGTGGGGGTTGTGAGCGGAAGCGTGAGCACCTCGTTAAGACGACGAAGGCCACGTGAAAGCGTCTCCTCCACGATCTCGTCATACGCGCGTGGCGGGATCAGTATCCAAGGCAGCGTAACCGGATTGCACAGGTACTCGCGCACCAAGACAGACTCACTCACCTTCCCTAGGTGGCTCTTGATACCAGATACGGTCATGCTTGTGAGCGTTGACTGCGCCATGTCGTATTCTTGCCAGAAGGCAATACGAACGCTGTTTAAGATCGGCGTAGGGTTGAGCTTGCGCTCAAGACTTGGCTCATCTTGCAGCAGATCATGCACGCCCATGTTGTCAACCGTTCGGCGACACTCAGGTGGCATGATGTTGTAGAGCGAGCGCGGGTCCTTGGCGTCGAACGGACCTCCTGGCTGGAGGCGTTCTAGTGGGACTTCATCCATGTCCATATTTTACCAGATACCTCATCTGGGGGCGTGCTAGACGTGTCAAAGTGTAAGTCAAAGTCGTGTACCCCAGTCAGCGACGTCTCCGATGGGTGCGAAGTTCCGCCCCACTTCTTCGCACGCAAAGCGCGCTGCGTCTCAGGAGCGCTAAGCCTTACCGTCACTCCACCTGTAGCCTTAGCGTAGACGAGCTCGTTAGGAAACCTCACGTCATCGCAAAGGACAATGACCTTGGGCGAGTCAAGGAGCGTGCGTGCGCGCCGAGCGAAAGCGTCAATCCACACGCTCTCGCCAAGGTGCACGCGACCGTAGTCGGTGCCAAGCATCTGGAGCAGTACGCGGTGAGGGTTCTGGTCGGGCCTACGAATGCCGTAGCTGCTCATGATCTCCATGATCGCTTCGTGCATCTCGTAGAGCGGGTCTGCGAACTTGAGCGTTACAGGCACGAAGCCGTCAGCCTTAGCCAGAGATGCGACAAAGGACGCAATCGTCGTCTTACCTGCCCCCTGCTGTCCTGAGATGAAGAGAGCGCGGATCATTGTTCACCGTCGCGGGCTAAAAAAGACCATTTCCCAAACAGCTCCAAATGTTTACTCTTTCTCCACCCCAACGCTTCATCTTTGGTGTGAAAATATGACGCGAACCGCTTACCGTTTTTATACACATATGCGTACCAAGGTTTAGTTCGGTTTTTGTATTGGTACACGCCACACAATGGACCTGTCTCCGAGTTAGCTGCGTTTTGACTTGCTGTAGCAATCCTCAAATTTTCTCTTGTATTGTTTAAAGTGTCTCCATTAGCGTGATCCACGTATTGCCCTTGAGTGGCGGACATAATCACTCTGTGCATATACACAGATCTCCTATTAACGGTGGACTTCACATAGCGTTTTTTATCCGCCGCCGATAAATACCACGTAAATCCTGAGCACTTGGTCCAATCACTGAGTGATATGCGCACAAAATTTCCGCACGGGAGACCGTACATCACATCTGGTTCACTTATTTGCATCCAACACCCACGCCACCACATCGACCCATCCACGCTGTCTCAATGTTGAAGTGCCGTCAACCTTTCGGATTTTTGCATAAGCACCATCACCATCGCGGCCACCGTCGGGGCCAGTGTTATATTCTAGTGTCGATATAGTTTTACTGCCGGACTTCTTACTGGCTTTATTAACCCAGATATGTCCACGAGAAGAATTACTCTTTTGCTGCATCACTCCAAAAGCGGCAATTGGTATAGCGCCAAGCATATCTGTATGCCGATACTTCGATGGAGCATTATTGAAAAACCCTTGAGACGATGCGGTTGGTGGAACTGGGTTCTTCAAGCCCAACTTCCTACACGCATCATCCAATGCACACCAAGCGCCAGCCATGCAGTACGGAGACCCCATTGGCACTCCAGTGCGTTTGTTAAAGCTATCAATACGAGGGCTTCTATTTTTGCCGTGCGTTTCGCGCATTTTGGCATCAACGTCAGCTGCGATAATAGCAATGATCTGATTGGCGAGATCACTCTCCTGCGCTGGCTGCGGCTCAATCGGAGATAGCTGCTGGCCCAGCGCCTTGCGGAAACGCTCAAAGCCGTCCTGCCGCTTGCCTGGCCAGTAGATGTTCCAACGAAGAGCCGACCAGTACTTGCCCCCCACTTGGTACACGTTGAGCGTGGGGTGCTTTTGGTGGAGCTTCGACATGATCAAAAGGCCGAGTTGGAGGTTTTTGATCGGGTCCTTAAGATCCTCTTCGCTTGTGATGCCAAGGTGCTCAGCCTTGTAGTTCTTCACATCACTCAAGGAGAGCTGAAGTAGCCCCACCGAGTTGATGTTGAGCGGAGCTGGCTCGCGAAACACGGTCGAAGGCTTGAGTCCACTCTCAGCTGTGGCCAAAGCGCGGAAGAACTGGGGAGCAGGTGCCGGAAGAGGGGGCAAAGGCAGCGAAGACGCCTTAATAAGGGCGTCATATGCTGAAAACCAGCCCGCAGGATGGGGGTTCTTGGGGGGTGCGCTAGGGGGCGCTTTCGGGGGTGTCGGGGGCGCTTTTGTACGGCCAAACAGGAGTTTTCGGAGTGCTTCGATGAGTTTCTTCATGTGCCAGATCGTATCCTGAGACGATAGAGCGCACAATCCAGTGATAGACGATCAGGGCCACCTCAACATTGCGCGTTGAGGCACGCCCCTCATCTTCTAACCGCTTTTTGATCTCAGCAAAGCTGGGAATTGAGTAGATGGGCATAGCCCATTGTACCTTATCCGCGCTTAGCTAGACATTTCTCAAGCGTACTTGAGCAAGTAGCGTCCCCCGGCGCATACCAGTCGCCGCGCTTGCAGGGGATCGTGGGATCGCGTGGAGCGGGTTCTGCGGGCTGTTGCTTGCACTGACGCGGGGGCTTCACGGGCTCGTCTGGTTTTTTCTCGAAAGCAGAGCAGGCGGGAATTAGTACGAGTGCGAGTAGGTATTTCATGCGCTCAGTTTAAACTGAGATCCTAGGACTTTGGGCGACGATGTTTTCGCTTTAAATGAAGGCGGTCCGGGCTTGATTCCGGCTTTGGGTCCATAGATGCAGAGACAGAACCCCGGCGCTGCAAATCGCCTGCGTGTCCTTCCACGCCGCCGCCTTCAAAGCCGTATATACACTATTTCTCATCTTCTTTCAGCGCGGCGCTGGCTGCGAGCATGGCGTCATCGAATCCATAACGCATTTCACCTGCCTTATTTTTTAACGCGCGTGGGACATCTAACTCCCGATAAATTGAAATTCTCTCAATTAAAAACTCCAGCGCCGCTCTAAGCGCGGCAATCCGCTTCTCTTGGCGCTCGGTCGCTGCGCGGATGGCGGCGGCGAGATGCTCCACTAGCCTTTCACGGGCAAAGACTTTCACCGCGCTATAGGCAGTCTCGGAGCAACCATTTAATATCTCACGGGCAATATCCTCTGGACTCTCCGGCGTCTTCTCGCTCGCGTCGTGGGGGTTCATGGTAGCCTCGCCAAAGTTACGAGGTCAGCGAAACGCGACATTTCTTGAACGTCCCAAGCGTGGTCAGTAATAACAACCTCAACGCCGTGGTATCCGCGCATTTGTAGCGGGTCAGAAATACGCTTATAAATTGCGTCGCCAACGATGATATCGCCATTGTGCCGTTGCCGAACGTGATCGCGGGGCACATTGTCGTCGATCCAATTTTCAAAGTCGCGTCTATGAGCCGCAATCACAAGTACGATCCTCATTTCTCCTCCCGCTGCATCCGGTTGTTTATAGAAACAAGAACAAAAAAGCAGGCGCAAATTGCGCTGTATTGCGCTTGTTCAACATCCCCTGAGATAGCTAGAACTGCTGACAGAAGAATTTGGATAAAACCAAGCCACTGCATCACCCACCTCCCCGCTGCATCCGGGCTTTAAATAGGTCAAGCGCACCTCGTGCTCCCGCCTCATATTCGTCGCGCTGCCATTCTTCAAGATGCTCCCACTCTGCCGTTGGGTCGCCAGTGTCGTGTTGCATCCTTTGAAAAATCGCCATGGCTACAACACGCGCGCTCGGCCATTCCTGCGCCTTGGACATCGCTGCGCGGTAGCCTGCTCGAAATGTTGTTACTCCTAAACTCATTGGATTGGATTTGCGCCATTCCAAATATGCGCGCTCTTCTTCTTGAAATTGCTCTTCGCTCGCGTCGTGGGGGTGGGTCATAGCTCACCAATCTCGATTAGCTCGTGCTCAAAACCAGCCAATTCAGTCCAAAACCATTTGCGTTTATCTTTTGGGCGAGTGACGTTGGGGCATTCATAGAGCGAAATATCGTCAAAGCCTTCGACGCAAATAAAATCCATGCGCGGCCAATAAAAAACCTTCAATCCTTCGCCATCATATTCACTCATCCCCTACTCCTTCCGCTCCATACGGGCGCGAACTCATAACGACCCCGACCCCGACCACGACCGCGACCGCGACCGCGACCGCGACCACGACCACGACCGCGACCACGACCACGACCGCGACCCCGACCACGACCACGACCGCGACCACGACCCCGACCGCGACCCCGACCGCGACCACGACCCCGACCGCGACCCCGACCACGACCACGACCATTCCCAGCCTGCGCGGGCTATGGATTGGTTAATCATTTTTGCTCCTGGGGCAGTTTATGCGCCCATTTAGTCACGTCGATGATTGAGCCCAATGGAATGTGAACATCGGCCTCAAACGGCTCAACCTCGTTTGCTTTCCCGTTTTTTAAGAAATCATTAAAACGGCCAGTATCAGGAATCCACGCTGCTTTTTCGAGTGTGATAAACTGCCCGCAAACTTTCTTGAGCCGCCCCGTGTAATAGAGCGTTACGGTGCGAATAAATAACTCTTGGCCAATGGGCTCTGGGAAATCTGTCGCGCAGTTTTCGCCATTAAGAAGTTTTGCGATGTCGAGGGCTTGTTTTAGTTGGTCCATGTTCATTTCTTTTCTCCTTTGTTTTGTTGCCATGCCTTGAGCCAGCGGTACATGTCCATCGCGCCGAAATAGCCGTCAGAGTCGAGATGCTTGGCGAAATCTATAGCTTCTTCCTCACTCGGCCACTCGGCGTCCTGCTGCTCGGGGGCGGGGGCAAGAGCACGGCATCGGTCGCATTGTCGAAACGATCCACCACCAAACTCGCAGTCACACTCCCCCGGCAGCGCCTGGGCCTTTAGCTGGCGGTAAGCATCGACTGCATCATGCCCCATCTTGCAAGCCCAATGAGTGCAGTTGACATCGACGCACGTTTTCCAGTGTTGCGCGCCATCCGGCAGCGCCTGGGCCTCATCGAGCGCGGCGGCGACCGCCCTAACGGCGGCCTCTTTATTTATGCGGTAGTCATCTAAAATACACGATCTAACGATGTCTACAATGTAACGCGCCCGGCGCATCGAGGCTTCGCTTGCGCTCATACCAGCACCACATCTTCCTCGCGGGGTAATCCGCCTGCGGGGCGGCCAAGCGCATACACCGTGTTGCGTGTGGTCGCCTTCTTCTCGTCAAGCGAGAACGCACGCAGATACGACGTGTGGATGCGATCCCCGTCGGCAAAGCGCGGGTCCTCGAACACGTCACCCTCAAGCGCTGACCACGTGCCGAAGTTGTGTAGAATCCAGTTCTCAAGTCTAGGCATGGGAAACCTCCAGTACCATGTACGGGTGATCGCTCTGGTAACGGCCCGAGCCTACAAGGCGCGCTGACAGGCCGCGTGTGAAGGCCAGATCAAGCGTGCGGCGACCATCGTAGGCCACAGAAGCGGCCAGGGAGAGCCCGTGCTCGCGCATCAGGTCCGCTACGACCGTGTGGTGTTGCTTGGTGAACGTGTTGAAGTCACCGGCAAACAGACACGGCCCCTGGGGTACCGCGCGCAGCACGGCACGCACGTGATCGGCCAGGTGTGGGGGGCTGCGCCTGGGCCAGCCGTTGTAGCCGTGGAAGGAGACCAGCGTGATGCCTAAGTCAAGCTGAGCCACGCACGTCGCCTTACGCACACGCCCTAGCCAGAAGCGAGCCCTAAGATCAGCATGGGGGCTGAGCACGGGCAGGGCGAAGTTCATAGGAGATCGCGCGTACACAGCCGTGCCCACCGGCCTGGAATCTGAGCGAAACGACTCGGCCCACACTACGGCCGGATGGGTGTACGGCTCAGCCGGAAGGACCCACTCCTGGAAGAGAGCCACATCGGGGCGGTAGGCCGCATGAGCCCACTGCACCAGCTCCGGGCGCTTTTCGATGTTCCACACGAGCACCCTCACTTGCCAGTCTCCACTGCCGTGTACATACTCCACCGGGGGCGCTTGGAGGGAGCACGCGCAGGCTCACGTGCGTAGAGCACGTCCATGCGGTCTGACATGGTAAACGTCGGCCAGCCGTAGATCTCCTTGATGCGACGAGCCTTGTGGTCGGGGATGCCAAGGATCTCAGCTGCCGCCTTCAGGCTCTTCTCTGCGAAATACACTTCCTTGAGTCTGGACGCCGAGACAAGTTGGGCAGCTGCCCACGAGTCCGTCTCATACGAGCCACACCGAGGGCACTGACGCTTCGTGGAACTGGCCGTCCACGTGTGCTCACACTTGGCGCAAAGATAGCTATGCGTTGTCGTCACGGAGAAGCCGCTCCATCTCTTGTTGCTGCTCAGGGGTCACCAGCGGGTAAGCGTAGTTGAGGACCTTTTCTAGCCGTAGGAGGGCCTGCTCGGCCGTGTGGAGGCGCTGGAAGATGTTTTCTGCGTACTCGCGGGCCTGAGCGTTGGTGAGGGGTGGGGTGGTTAGGGCGTCTTTAAAGCTTTTCATGATCTTTAAGGACCATGCTTTTGTTTTTTTTCTTTGTCAAAATTTAAACGCGAGTGGGGAATATCCACATTGGCAAGATATAAAGCCCCACCCCCCGGTCACGTGGCGGCGAGGCATGGCGCAAGGGGCGGTGGCGAGAACTCCGCGAGCGGGCGGCGAGGGGCGCGCAAGGGGGCGGGCGGGCGCATGGCGTGGCGCGGCGCTCTATATATCGATGGCGTTCTGGGAATTGGATATTGAATTTATTGCAATCGCCGCCTTTTACAAAAGCGGATTTTCCGTAGCCACTTTGCTCAAAAGTTCTACACACTGGAGAAATTTAGCAAATTCAACAACTTAATGGCTGGCCTAACCTAGGCTTCATATTTCTGATTAAAAGTTTGGCATTTCGCCGCTTGGCACATCTCGCGATTGGCGATTGCAAATACTCAATATCGCTCGACTCGCCGCATTGGCGTAGTTCGTGCAACATCTTCCAGTATGAAGCTTAGCCAACAAGAAAAGACACTGCTGCTTCTGCTCATCAGCGAAGAGCTAAAGCGTATCGCTTTAGGCAACACAACATTAACACCTGCGCGCAAAGCTGAAGCTGCTACCCTGGTTAAGCTTGCTACCAAAATCCTCAAGGAGGCCCAGTAACATGAAAACCGTTACGCTCTCACTCATCGCCATTCTAGCAGCCTGCGAGGCTCCCCAAGTGGCAAGCGCACTCACCGAACCCGCTCCCGTACCTGAGAGCCCCGCAGACGAAGTGCCAGCACAAGATCCAGTCACCGAAGCGGAGCCCGTAACCGAAGCCACGTGCGAAGAAACGAGCACGTGCCCCGCAGACGTAATGACTGCGGTGGAAGCGTTCCAGGAACTTGGCTTGCAAGAGCAATACATCAACTTCGCCCCGTACACCAACCGCGTGTACTCGATGGGTCACACTCTCAGCGATGTGGACGCGCTTGAGCTGCGTCTAGCCGATGGGTGGACGGACCGCGGTGAAGTGCTGCTCCACAGCGCCAACGGTCTGCATGGCCTGTACTTCCGAGCCAACCAGCCTGGGGGGTGGAACGGCGACATCATGATCGTGAAAAGCTCAGCTTATGTGAACGACTCAGGACTTATCATGCGGGGCTTTCGCTGGGACACGAGTTATTCGGCTTCAGTCGAGTTGTGCATGAACGACATCGCTTTCGGGGTGCAGGGCTGCAAGCGCATATCGGTCACCCACGAGGAGTAAGCCATGGCCGTCCACATGATGCCAGACGACGCGAAGCGCTTGATACAGATCCTTGCCGCACGCTCGGACCTGCTCCCCTTTGAGCTCCTACTCAGGTCTGGCTGCCGCACACACGAGCTGCGGAGCCTTGCCTTCACGTCCTCGGGTGTCCATGTGAGGGCGGCTAAGGGGTCCATGGATCACGTTGTGCCGCTCCCTGAGGCCTTTCTAGCGCGTTTGGCCATGCACTGGCCTCAGCACCTCGTGGACACGGCCAATATCAGCCATGAGGCGTATAAGCGCAAACTCCGGCACCTGTGGTCCTTGCTGCGTAAGGAGCACCCCTTCCTTGCGCCGTACAGCCTCCACAGCCTCCGCTCCGGCTTTGCCATCGCGCAGCTGGGGGGCGGCATCGACATGATGACCGTGAAGTACTTGCTGGGGCATCGCAGCTTATCGAGCACGGCCTACTACGTGGCCACAGCAGCCATCGAGACCAAGCGCGGTCAGATCATCGGAGCACTAGAGTGACGAGGTCCACCCACAGTGTAGACAGTATAAACATGTTATGTTCGCACGGAAGGGTTCGCATGTTGACCATGATGATGGGTGGGGATAATGGGAACAGCTTTGGGAACACTTACCAAGGTACAATAGGTGCATTTCCTATCCGCAAGTAGCTGATAGTGTTGATATAATATATATACCATAGGGATATATATATATATATATCTATAAAGGCAGACGTGTATATAGCCATACGTATATAGGCGAACCAGGAAACGGGAGTGCATAAAAACGCCAACAAAAGCGGGGGGTTGCAATTTCGAGAAGTTTTTTGAACCCAGGAAATGCAGACCCCCCCCATTTCTAACTACCTGATTTTAGGTACGCGTTTTTGACCTCCGAGCAGCCACTCCGTAGAACTTGCGGCCCTTCGAGTCCACTCCTCGCTGTTCCAACACTGTTTGGCACAGTCCTTGCACTACAGCGGTCACTTCTCGGTAAGCGGGGTCCCTCCCCATCCTTTTGGTCAGAAGCTCGCTCACCTTATAACGCAGGTTGTCTTCGCGCTTCCACCCAAGCCTTGCTCGTTCAACCCACTTGCGGATCTCGATCTCCATAAACTGAACCAACCCACGGTTTTTAAGCCCAAGCATCACCCCCAGCTCATCGGTCGATCCGGCCATGATGGTCTCAGCCCACCGCGCGGCCTCCGCGTTCAGCTTGTACCGCTCGTTCTGGCCCACGTACCAGCACAGCGCAAGCTTGTAGATCATCTCCCGTCTACGCTGAAGGATGTCGATGATATCTGACTCCGTCGTCCCCGCATCGGCTTGCGCGTTCGTGTAGTCCAGCATGTCGCGCTGAATACGCATTACCTCTGGCTCGAAGGTATCATCGGCTTCCACCTCCTCCGGTTCGATCGGGATCCCCATGGCGCCTTCCGGCAAGCTCACGAGCACGCCGCCGTTGCGGGTCATAGCCTTACGGCTAAGGAAGTCCTTAGCCATGGCGACAATAACGCCAGGCACCTCCACACGGCGAGGCGGCTCGAACGGTGTTGCCTCCGCCTTGACGCGCTCCTGGTGGAAGGTGACAAGGCGAGGGATCAACCCCTGCGCTACGTTGTCGCCCGTCAGCGCGTCCCTGAAGCCCACAGGCGTTGTCGTCCCCAGGAGCGTGAGCGACGGGTTGGCGATTAGCGAGTCCTCACGCTCACGGCTCCGTGCCGCCTGGTATCCGATGCTCGACTTGCTGGCCGACCACAGCTGGCACAGCAGGTCGACCGACCCGTAGAGCGGATGGCCGGGCTTTCCCATGCCCTTCATCATCCGGCCGATCTCGTCCTGCACGTCGAGCCGCATCCGGCGTCCGACCGAGAAGTTCATCATGATCGATGATGCTGACTTGTAGGCTTCAGTTGACGACACGCTGACTCCTTCCGCTTGTAGCCGACCGAGCAGGAGCTTGATGGCCAGCTGCGGGGCGTCCTTGCCCGCGCCAGTCGGGGCGATGTTCATGATGTAGTGGTTGGATCGGTTCATCTTGTAGGTGAACAGATTGGCGGCCATAGCTGAGAGCACGGCAAGGCCGCCGCCCAGCGCCAGCTTCGGGGAGTATGCAGGCGACAGGATGCGCACGTAGCCCTTCCAGTGATTCAGGAACTCGACGTGACTCATGAGTGACTCGTACTCGGCATCGCTCACGCGGCGAGACAGCGAAGGCGGGAGCTTGCCGTTCTCCTCGAACGCGCTAACACGGAAGTTGTCCTCGTCTTCGTCATCCTCATCAGTGTTTACACCGTCCCCCACACCCGGATCCGTGCCGTCTGAGTTCAGGCGGCGCCACATGTCAGACAGCTTCACGCCTCCGATGGAGATGTTGATCGGCTCCATGTAGTCGCCGTTGCGTTTGGATGACTCCAGGGCTCGCTCGATCATCGCCGCTGCACGCGCTTCAACGCCGCGCTCTCGGTGACCTTCGCCCTCGTCCCGCAGCCACGGGCCTCGCGGGTGCTTGGCATGGACCTTGTCGTCGGCGCTGATGAGCTTGCAGGTCATCTCCTCCATGGTGAGGGGAAGCACGCCGCGGTTCTGGTTGCACGCGATCGAGTACGCCACGGCGGTGAGGTAGTTGTTGCGGCCAGCTGCGACCGTCAGCCCTGCTCGCTCTGCCTGCTCCTCGGAGTGCTGACCTGCATCGTAGATCCAGTCCTCGTCATCCATCTCGCGCTGCTCGGGATGAAGCAGCTCCTTTACCGGACGCGTGACGGTGTACGTGAAGCACAGCTCTTCCATCCGCTTGAAGAGCGCTGCCACGTCCACCTCAGGCAGCTCGCAGGCGGGAACGATTTCAGACCCCTCCACCCACTGGTAGGCTTTCTGAGTGGATGGATGTACCGATGGTGGGATCACCGTTTGAGCTCCGATGCCGAGCACCTCAACCGGACCTAGGCCACGCATCGTCTTCACGGCCACGCCGCCCACGTTTCTCACCAGCGCGGTTCTGCCCTTCTGCCCGCGTTTGGTCATCGGGCTTTGCGGGAGGAGCTTGAGGATGCGCTCGTCATCCGTGTCGATGTCGATGGCGCACAGTCCGCCCACGCCCATGACTAGGCCGATGCCTGCGCCGTGCGCTGCGCCTCCGACTCCCATGTCCAGTGACTCGATGCGTGAGAACTCCACCTCGGTCATCGGCTCCTTAGACCAGCGCGCCCAGTCCTTTAGGAACACGCGTTTGCCGAAGACTGGAACGGGCTGGTACCCGATCTCGTGGAACCGTGCGGCATATGATTGATAAATTGTTGGCATGATTTTTTGACTCCCTTCATAGAGTGGTTAAGGCTGCCAGGCATAACAGGAGGTTTTTGAAAATGACAACGGCTCGAAGAAAATATCCGCTGAACGAACATCTGCGTCGTTTCATCGGAGATTCTTATGGCGCACATAAGAATTTTGCGCAGAAGGTGGGCGTAACGTCGTCCATCGTCTCGCTCTGGTACAACGGACGCGCTATCCCGCGCTACGATCTGATCGTGAAGATCGCTAAAGTGACCCACAACCGGGTCAAGCCAGCTAGCTGGTACGGCGGCGGTGCACGATGAAAATTCATTCAACCGCTGATCTTCACATGAAGCCCAGCTACATCTGCGTCTACGGACCATCTGGCATGGGCAAGACCTCAACAGTCAAGTCGCTGCCTCAAGAGCGCGTTCTTCTTCTTGACGCCGAGTCTGGACTTGCTTCCCTTCACGGCACAAGCATCCACTCGATCTCGCTCTCGAAGAATGATGAAGGTATTTTGATCCCGGAAGATATGCGCTTTGAGCGGCTTCAGGAATTCATGCAGTTCGTTCAACTTCCGTCAACGAAGGCTAAGTACGACTACCTGTTCATCGACTCGCTCACTGAGATCGCTCAGAACGTGCACAAGAAGATGACGGCCAAGTTCCCCGGCTTCCAAGGTTGGGGCGAATACACCAAGGCCATGATGGATATGCTTAAGTTCTTCCGCGACATCGGCCATTACACGGTAATCTTCACCGCCCTGGAAGGCCGCATTGAGGACCAGGACAACCAGTCGTTCACGTATCCTGATATCGGCGGAAAGAAGGCCAAGGAGTATCTGCTCCCGCAGTTTGACGAAGTGTTCCGCATGGTGGTCATCGACGGCCAGCGCACGTTCGTCACTCGCACAACGGCCAAGACCCAAGCCAAGGACAGATCCGGCAAGCTCGACGAGCTGGAACCGGCTAACCTCATGCACGTTCTCAACAAGATGAAAGGCGCTCAGTAATGATCAAACTCGACTTCAACGCACCACCCACAGGCCGTGACTTTGGCAAGCCGATGGAGCCTCTGGCCGATGGCGAATACGATGGCGTGATTGATGATGCCACGGTGGCCACGAGCCAGGCAACCAACACGCAGTACATCAAGATGAAGCTTAAGACCAAGCCTGGCAACCGCGTGGTGTTTGAGAACCTCTCGCTGCTGAGCCAGAATCCTAAAGCCGTGAGCATCGCACACGGCAAGCTTGCCGACATTTGCAAGTACGGCATTGAGAGTGGCAAGGACTCTTTCCATACGCTCGATGAGATCGCAGCCCACATCAAAGGAGCGCCGATCCGCTTCTACTACAAGAACTCAGGCAAGGACGCCAAAGGCTATGATCGCCACTCGGTGACCTTCAAGCCGCTTGCAGCTTCGGCCAGCAAGAAGAGTGTCGCCACCCCTACCGCAGCGCAGACGGCTAAGACACTCTACTAATGAACTTCAAGGCACGAGATTATCAGTTTGAGTGCGTCGAAGCGATACGCTCCGAATTTCGCCAAGGGCGGGGGACAGCGCTGGTCAAGCTGCCTACCGGCTCTGGCAAGTCGACGATGGCTGCGGAGTTCATCCGCCAGCTTCTTGAGCGCAAGCCCGACTACCGAGCTCTTATCCTTGTGCCTAAGGTTTCCATCGTCCAGAGCTTTGTTAAACTGCTCCCCCCCGAGCTAACAACTGTAGCCTCCCACGGCTACGGGACGGTGGACGTTTCAGGGCAGCTTGTGGTTGCGACCTATCAAACGGTTTGCCGCCGCAAGCTGCCCGCTTTTGATCTCGTGGTTGTAGACGAGCAGCATCGCTGCACGGACCTTGTCCCTGACAGCCAGTACTACTCAACGGTTAAGCGGGTTCTATCTCTTGCCCCCACGACGACGCGTGTGCTCGGCATGACGGCCACGCCTTATCACGGCACACAGCTGAGCTATGGCACTGGGCGATTCTTCACGCACCTTTGCTTTGACCGAGATCTCGTGTGGACAACCGAGCGCGGCTACACCGTGCGGGCCATCATGCGCTCCGGCCAAGCTCTTTCGTTTGACACCTCACGGCTGCACGTTGACTCCACTGGGGAGTACTCGCAGTGGTCGGTCGCAGAGCTTGCAGCCGACCCCGAGCTAGCCCGCAAACAGGTTCTTGACATCATCGCTCACGCTCACGACCGCAGGAAGATCGGCATCGCCTGCGCTTCGATTGATCACGCAACGCTGATCCACGACATCTTGACCTCTCTTGGAGAGCGCTCAGCTCTCGTTCACTCGCAGGATGAGGATAACGACGTTTCTCTTGGCGCCTTTGAGACGGACGACTCTGTTCGTTTTTGTTGTTTTGTGACCATGATCTCAGAGGGGTTCGATTATCCCCCACTCGACTGCATCGTTTTGCTAAGACCAACGCGTCGGCCGACCCTCTACGTGCAGCTTGTGGGGAGAGCCCTGCGTCCATCGCCGTCCACGGGCAAGAGCACAGCGCTTGTACTTGACTACGGCGGAGTGGTGGAGGCGTGTGGTCCGATCTCACGTCCGTTCCTAGCGCAGCCCCGAGGGAGTGCGAAGACGGCTGAGTCCATCACGAGCGATCTTCGCACCATCGTGTGCCCACACTGCGGCGCCTTCAGCTTTCCGAGCCACGCTCAGGACACGATCACGTGCCACGACTGCGGGAAGATGATTGAGCTTAGCACTAAGCGCAAGGTGGACTCATCGCTGCACGACAGCGCACAGGAAGGTAGCCTCTACCACACCGAAGAGAAGCCCAAGGCTGAGCCTAAGACGGTCTCGGGCATCGTGACCTACTACCGCTTTCGGCCCCTAGGACGCACCGAAGACGTAAGGCGAAGGACCAAGGAACTCATCCTTCATGTCCAGACGCCGCAAGGGGTGCGATTTTTTGAGGTCATCCTGCGCAACGCGGCGTTTGCCACCATCGACTACTCGCTGCCCTATGACCAGAAGGCGTGGCTTGAGGGGATTGAGCGCAGGATCGAGCAGCTGCTGAAAGACCTCTCAGGGCGCATCATCTCAACCAAGGAGATGGCAGACACTGGAGGGACACCGGTGCAGGCCGTAGAGGTGACGCTCAAGCCTGGGCAGCCAGCCAGCTACCGCAGCCACCGCGTGATCAAGGACTATGGCGAGGAGCCATCGAAGCCCAAGACGGCATCCGAGAAGAAACAGGCGAAAATCACCATCCGCCTCCACACGGAAGCGATCGAGCGCCACCTCGGTGGACGCGTTCTACGCACCGGGCCGATGGATGCAGCTGACAAGCGTTTCTTACGGCTGGGGTTCTAGTACTATGGCTGGATGCGGGAACTTGAGATTGAGCGCGCCTGCCTTACCTGGCTCAACCAGAACGGGTACTACGCGTGGAAAGTTCAGAACGGGGCGGTGTACGACGCAGCTCAAGGGGCCTTCCGTAAACGCTCTCCCTTCCATCTCCCCGGCGTGTCCGACTGCGTCGCAGTCCGTGGTGACGGGGTTGTTTTTTTTATTGAGTTCAAGACACAGGCGGGGCGGCAGTCTGAGCATCAGCGCATGTTCCAGTATCAACTTGAGAAGCGTGGGGCAAATTATCTGCTCATCCGCTCGCTCGAAGAACTAAAGGAGAAGCTCCATGATCATTCCCGGAATGTGGCACAACCGTAACTTCACCACAGAAGAGTGTGCGGCCATCGAAAAGGATATGTACACGACCGACATCTTGGTGGGCATCATCCAGCGACTCATGGCCGACCTTGAGGACGTGAGACTTGAGAACAAAGAGCTGCGCTTGTGCGTGGACAGCGTGAAGGAGATTGTATGTCTGAAGTAGAGCAACGAGTATACGGTTCGTTCCAAAAGCCGCAGTCCTTCCACGACAGAAGGTCGAAAGGCATCGGGGGATCTGAGATCGCCGCGATCCTTGGAATCTCGCCCTACCGCACCGCCTATCACCTTTGGCAGGAAAAGACCAAGCGCATGATCCCCGAGGACATCAGCTCCAAGCCCCACGTCATGCGTGGCATCTTGGGTGAGGAGACGTGCCGAGCGATCTACGAGCGTCAGCATCTTAAGTCCTTCCGCCCCAAGACGTGGCAAGGGCTTAAGCCCTGGCACCTGTGCTCAGATGACGGGTACAATGTTGACGACAACTCAATCATGGAGATCAAGTGCATGGGGCAGCTTCCGCACGCCAAGGCAGGAGACGCTACGCTCCCCATGAAGGAGCGCATCCCCGAGTACTACTACTGCCAGATCCAGTGGAACCTGTTCGTGTCGAAGGCGGCATACTGCCTCTTCATCAGCTTCCGCCCTGAAGATGAGTCGATGCACGTGATCCGTGTTGACGCCGAACCTGAGCAGCAGGCGGAGATCGAGAAGGCGGTGGATTACTTCTGGCTCACCAACGTGCAACAGGACGTGCCCCCGCCCCTTACGGATAAAGATTATGTGCCGGTTGCCGACCGCAAGCTAGATGAGTTACTGGAGAAGTATGAAGCGCTCAAAGTCCAAAAGGCTCTCGTCGAAGGAGAGATTGAAGCTGTTAAAGAAAGTGTACGCGGATTTATACAAGGCCACCCCGCCATCCGAACGCTTGCGGGTCATCGTGTCAGCGTTACGTCTCGAAGTGGCGGTGTTGACTATGCGCGATTTATCAAGGACCGCGGTATCCCGCCCGAAGAGTTGAAGGCGTACCAGAAGAAGCCTGTTGAGGTGTTCACGATCAGAACGCCCTCAAGCAAGGAAACTTAGCCGTCTTTCTTTTTCTCACCCATAAGGGCGCGGTAGGCATTCATCACCGGATTGTCTGAGGCAGCTTTCTTGAAGCCTTCCTGCGCCTTCTCGTAGTTACTTCCTTGGTTCGCCTTGCCGCGCCAGGCGGCCCATTTGTCTTCTTTTTCAGCCATGGTACTCTAATTATGAGCCATGACGATTCAGGAAGCAATCGCAAGACTTGAGGGATGTCACAACATTCCCATGCTCTTTACTGTCGCATCCGAGCTTGCCGAGGAGTTCGCCGGTAACCAGCTCGTGATGGACTACCTTAAAGACATCGCGTGCGAGATCCTGGAAGGCTTTGAAGATGACTTCCTTACCGAGGGGGAGCTTGAGCGTGCGCGCAAGTGTCTTTTCTCGCGGCAGGTGTTCACCCATGGGCCGATGCCTGAGGCGTAAGGCCAAGCCCCTAGATCAACGGGGTCACCTCCTTCGGCAGCTCTACAATGTCAAAAAACACGAGATGGCCCGGCGCGCTCACAAGGTGGAGTGGAGGCTGGACCTTGAGGACTACAAGTACTTGGCATCGCAGGACTGCTACTTCTGCGGCCGCCCCCCAGCGAACAACCTGGTCAAGGCCGTTGGGCCATCCTACCGGGAATTTGACGCCAGCCTAAAATATCAGGGCATCGATCGGTTAGATGCCACCATCGGCTATACTAAGCAAAATACCGTTCCTTGCTGTTGGACGTGCAACCGGATCAAGGGGCGCCTGTCGATAAGGGGGCTGTGTTGGCATATACAAAAAATGCTTCCCAAGCTAACCGCTTTGGCTTTGAGCCGGTCAAAGACAAGAAATGGGCGCGCCGTTATGGCACTCATATCCGAGTTGGAAGACGAGATTACCGCCTTATCTGGTGTCATAAGATAGTGGACGGAGAAGGCCAGGAGATCGCAGGACTCTGCGACCCCAACGGCCACGCGATCTACGTTGACGTAAGACACGAGGTGGAAGCCACGCTACTCCACGAGGTGTGCCATGCTGAGATCTTGGAGGCTGGCTTTCATCAGCGCTCCGATTGGCACCCTGACGTCGAAGAACAGCTTGTAGAATGCCTGTCCCAGGGACTGGCTCACGCGTTCACTTTTCGGAAGAAGCCTTCTTAAGTGAAGCGTAAGCGTTGAGCTTCATACCCTTGGACTCCTTGTCCCACTTATTCACGTCAGCCTTGGTGATGCCAGCGTCCTTGGCACCCTTGCTGTGGAAGAACCTTCTTTGAGCATCTGACTTGTATGGCATCACTCCTCCTCACGACCAGGGCGCAGCGATTGCAGTAGCAGGCCCGTGCCACCCATGCCAAGCGTGTCGGCGTTCTTAAGAAGCGCTTTACCAGCCTTCGTGTTGAACCACGCCTCTTTGGAAATGTCGGCCGCCTTCTTGGTGATGGCGCTCTTTGGGCTAAGCCATGCAAGCGCTCCATCGACCGATGTGACGGCGTTGCGAGTGGTCTCTTTGCCGACTTCCTTAGAGAGAGGTTTTCTTGCGCTAAGCAAAATGCCCAGCTGACGGTTGGTTTCCTTCACCTCGGGCACTGCTTGCTCGATACTCACCTTGGTGAGTTTTGCTACGTTCTTGGCCAAGCGCTGCCCCGTCTTAGTCCTGGTAAGCGTGTTCCACACGTTCTCCGGGAGATCCTCGTAGAGGCTCGTCTTGATGGCATCGGCTTCGCTTGCCAGAAGCGGCACGCCTTGCGCTCGGTTGTATTTGAGGCGTTCGATCTGTCCTTGGAGATTACCTTTCGCAGTCATCGCGGCTTGAGCTGCGTTTTCATTGTTGCCGCGGATGATGGCGTCGAGATCATCGGAGTATTTCTCAAGCGCGCCAAGAAGGTCTACGTTTCTACCAGTCGCATCAGCCGCAGCCAGTTGGGCCGTCTTTTGTTCCAAGAGCTTTTCGGCCATGTCGTCAACCGTTGCTGCCATTTGCTTGGACGAGCCAGTAGGGATGGCTTCGGTCACGAGACCAAGCTTGCTCCCGGGGACGGCTTTTGTTTGCCCCAAGAGCAGCTTGGACATAGCCTTTTCACCATTGCCCGCCTTCTCCAACGCGAGATCCACGTTCTTGAATGCGCGCGAGTACAGCTCTTCTGCAGCGCTCTTGATGCCCTTAGCTGCCATGCCTCCCCCCACATACGTGAGCGGGTCGGTGGCGATGTCTGCCGCCATGCCAAGAGCCCCCCGGCCCGTCACACGTCCAAGGAGGGGTAGTTCCATGGAGCCCATCTCAGGAACACCACGTGACTCCATCAGCTCCGACGATGTCTTGGGGTTGGCCAGAAGCGCTTGCTTCATCTCCTCCCAACCGCGGCCAATCTGATCTACGGGCTTGCCCGCCGTGAGAGCTTCGGCCATGAGTACCTCAGGACGGTTGGCGATGGCCGTGCGAGCGATGCCGCCTGCGTAGTCGAGAGCCTTACCAGCTGCGCTTAGGCCACGCATGAGTAGCGATGGCTTTTCTTCTTTTACGTCATCCGATCCAGCCGCCGCCGCGGCTTCTGCCTCTAACTCCAGCAGTTCTAACTCTTCGGCTTCCGTCATTTATCCTCCAAGTTGTCCTGCGGCTTTTTTTGCGCGTAATTCTTCAAGTCGCTTGCGCTTCTCTTCTGAAAGTCCTCCACTAGGAGGCGGCGTCTGTTTTTGTTGCTGTTCTGTGATTTTGGAGCCAGATGGGGATGCGGTAATAACAACTCTGGACGGCTTTAGACCTAGCTCCTTAGCTTGCTCTTCGTATTGTTTTTTGTACTTATCAAACATCCCTTGCTGAGCCTCAAAGGCAGCTTCTGCCGCCATAGCCAAGCTGTTGCGCTGCTCTGGAGTCAAAACATCCTTGCCACCTGCCAACCTGTCGACGTTGATCCTAAACTTGTCGTACAAACTTCCTGCATATTTTTGCGCAGTCGCGTATTCTCCCTCGCGAACGACGGAGCCTGGGTCTTGCGACTTCATAAATGCGTACACCAAGGCGATATCATTTCCACCACCTTGATTCGTGGATGACATTAAAGATCTGAGTTTGGAAATGCCAGATGCCGCTTGGTTGTATTCCTTGGTGACATCCGACTTGGTGAAGTCGTCACGAAGTTTGTTTTCGAGATCAAGATCTTGCCGCATTTCTTTCTTGTCAGACTTTGCCTCATCCAGTGCGGCCTTGGATTTTGCCGCTTCATCTTTTGCCTCCATGGTGGCAAGCTTGATGGCGATGTCGCTGCTGGATGCAATTTTGGGCGTAGCCAATGTTTTACCAGACAGCTCATCAATTCTCTTTTGAGCCGCTTGCGATTGGCGAAGCCCGGAAGATGCGCCAATGCTGGCAAGATCTCCACCGGCCCATTGATCAAGCTGAGCGGCGAGTGGGCTCCAATCAATGGTAGACGGAGAGGCTTCCAGACGGGAAGCCAACTCTTCTTGAGCGGCTGCGCGAGCTTGTTCTTCTTGTTTGCGTTGCTCGTCAAGAAGCGCTTGTAAGTATTCCCGCTGGTCCATGTGAAACTCCTTTTAGACTTTATTCATGTAGTAGTCGCGAAACGCCAACAGATTGGGATCGCTTGTCGCTTCTCCGCCAAGAACTTGAGCTCCTTGACCAAGGAGCTTTTCCTTCATCTGACGATTGAGTGCGGAGTCCTTCAGCCCTTGGTAGATGTTAGACCCCTGCATAGCACCAGCCATGGCGCCTTGGAGCGCACCGCCAAGAACGGACGGCTTATCAAACGTCTCTTGGCGACGCTCCTTCTGTCCGAGCATCCCTGCCCAAGCCTGGTCCATCACGTTGGCCGAACGGTTTTCGCGCTCCATCTCTTCGGCGCGCTTGCGCTCGCCTTTGGCTTTGATCGCTCCAAGAGCGCCTTGAAGAAGGCCACCACCTACTGCAAGTAACGGTAACATTTTTTACTCTCCCCTTATTTTCTGTAAGCGTTAGCCGCAGCGTCCATGCGCGCCTTGGCAAGGTTGGATTGAACGTCCGCCTTCTTGGCGAATACGTCTTGAGCGAACTGGTTCTGCGTTGCAAGGTCCTGGCCCTTCATCGCCATGTAGGCGTTTTGAAGCCCGCGGCGGGTCGACGCCTCTTGGCCGATGAGATCTTGCATACCCTGCTGGAGGTTACTCTCAAGCTCCATACCCTGCCGCTGGTTTTGCAGGCGCGATGCCTGACGGGCGGCAAGAGCCTGCTGGCCAAGCCCACCTGCGATGCGCTCACGCGCTCCAGAGCTAAGGCCACCCGATTGAGCCAGTTGGCTGTAGGCGTTGGCCGCTTGACCAGCTTGGCTAGTGGAGAGGTTCTGAAGCTCATCGCTAAGCCCCTGTGCAAGGCGTTGCCGTCCCTGCTCAGCACCAAGGCGAGCCTTCTCACGCATGGCTTGGAACTCAGCCAGGGGGCCTCCACCATATGCCTCCTGCTGCATAAACTTGGCTTCATCAGAACCCATGATCGACTTGAGTTCGGGACGCTGGTTCAGGATCTTATTCATCTCCCTCTCAGCGCGGCCGATGTCTGCCTGCTGCTGCACGCGGTCATATGCAGCACGTTGATCCTTGCTGAGCCTGCGGTACGCTTGCTGTCCCTCTTCCGTGTTCATGTCGTACATCCCAGCACGCGGAACGAAGGCTTGCTTTTGCGCCGGTGCGTATGGGTTGACGCCATCTGCCCGCTGTCCAGTCTTTCTCCCTGAACTAGGGTCGATCACGTATCCATCGGCGGTTACTTTTCTAGCCATGCGTCATACTCCAATCAGAAAAGCTAAGATCTTGCTCAATCATCGTGTCTTGGTCGGGGACCATGTTGGTGAGCGTCTCAAGCATTTGCTTGCGGTACTCCTCCAGCGTGATGGCCTCCACTTGAAGTCGCGAGTTACCCACTTCCTTCTTAAGACAGTTTACAACAACGTGCTGCGCTACAAAATGCCAGAACTCAGGAAAGTCGATCATGTCGGTGTCGGCCGTAGGGATAGCAACGCGGCGGATATACCACACTTGAAGCCTGGGCTCGGTGAAGGTGATCGTTTCACCCACCGAAGCTGCAAGCCCCTCGGCGCTCATCGTAACCTGCGTTCCAGAGTCAACCGTCTGAACAAGCGTGCCGGATGCGATCGATGCCCCGGAGACGAACCATCCAGGAGCCACCCCACTGGTGGAGCCAAGTGCGCTGAGCACGGCCGTCGTGGCAACCGTACCCGTGGTGCTGAGCGTTGTGCTCGACTCGGTGGGCGTGGGGTACAGGCGCATCCTCGTCCCCTGGCGGATGTCGTTGTTGACCAGCATATAGCCGTATTCGCCGGATGTGACCGTGCCATACTTGCGCACATCTTCTGAGCGCTCGAACCTACGCGAGTCGGTCACACGCTTAAGCGGCGTGGTGAAGGTCCCATTGGAGTAGAGCGCCTTAAGGATCTTGTTGCCGTAGATGTTACTTGGCAGGGCGTAGTCAAACTTGCCATTGACCAAGGTAATGGGAGCGTGGGCCACGAAGTACTGGTCCTCGATGCCAAGCTTGTGGACCTCAGCTTCGCAGTACTTGAGCGCCTCCTCGGTGTATTCGAGGATTTCGGCGTCATCGATGAAGTCCTCATCCCTGAGGTCTAGTTTGTTTTGTACAAAGAGCCTAAGCGCGCTGTACGTTTTCTGACTCATACGTTCCCCCAAAAAATCTGAGCGTCATACCAGCGGTTGTTGTGAGCACCACATATTCTGCCGTGAATTGGTTATAAAGAAAGGTGGCAGTGCCGCCTATCTGCGATGTGACGATGATGTCCTTGGGCCTAAAACCAAGGTTATGAGGCACCTTCAGAGCCGTCACCGCCCCCTTAGTTGTGACCTCAAAGAAGTCAAACTTACCAAGGAGCAGGGGCTCCGAGATCAGGTACTCATACATCCACTGGAGCGACTCGCGCACCCTGGGGTCTTTGATATCCTCAAGGATGGGCCTACGCAGCGTGCTCACGCGTTGCCTCCAGGGTCGGACCTGTATCCAGACTGCGTTTGACCCATCACCTCGTAGTACAGCGAGTACTCAATGAGGTTGAGGTAGTTATCAACCGGATACGACTTGACCACCCACTGGTTGGTTGTGACGCCGCTGTAGTCGCCAAGGACTGTGAGCGTGTTGCCGGACTTAGACAAGATCTTGTACCCCGTAGTGCCACCTTCAGGGTAGATCCACGAGTTGTACAGGTCATCGGGCCATGAGGAGGGAATAACGATCGCAGTCGTGTTCGGCGTGCTGCTATAGGTCTTAGATGAGATCTCACCATAAGAGTCGGAGTTGAGGATGTTGACGAACCCCGCCCTGAAGTGGATCTGTTTGTACTCGCAGCGAAGAGAGTTCTTTGGAAACCTGCGCGACTCGTCGACAATCTTCTGGCGACGACGCCACAGGCGAGGGTCGCCGTAGCTTACCTCAGAAGTCCCCCAGCGGTAGAACGCTGTGGAGTAGATGACACGCATCTCCTGGAGCAAGTCGTTGTCGTCGTTTTCGCTGTAGGCTTGGATAGCCGTTTGAGCGCTCACGTCGACCCTAGGACGAGCTTTCACAACAAGGGTGTTCACCCACTTGCGGTACTCGGTTGTGCCGAGATCAAGGATCGGGCCTGCGTAGTTGAAGAGAATGGACCGCTTCACCGGTGTGACAGCGGTCACCCCAGCCGAGCTGATCCTGGTATCCACCATCACGTCATACAGCGTGTCGTTGTTGTACTTGAGCGTGAAGCCGCGGCCATCACCTTGCCACACGGTGGAGTTGGCATACAGAACAGCCGACGGCTGGAACTGGCCATACACATCCACCTGGTCGGGTTCGTTGGAGAACACCTGGATGTCGACCGTTCCAGTGGCGCCGCTTGCAGCGCTCAGCGTGATGACGGTTGACGTGACGGCCGTGATATACAGGCCCATGTTCTCGTAGCCTACGATCTGCACCCAGTCGCCAACTTCAATGCCCGCCGTTGATCCGACGGTGAGCGTTGTGCCCCCGCCTCCGACCGTCGCAGAGGATTCAAAGAACGGACCAGATCCCTCATAGCCCGAGTGCCATCTGGTGAACTTACGAGCCGGAACGTACATACAGAAGATTGTGTTGTTTTCTTCATCTGTATCGCGGGCCGGATCGTGCACTGACCAAAGGATGCGCTTGTTGATGCTATCGAAGGTGCCGTAGATGCGCTTTTTCTGGAGATCAGTCAAGATGAGCTGCGAGTACGTCTCTTTGAAGTCCTCAGCCGAAAGGCTCTGGATGTTGTACCCGTCGGTAAAGTAGAAGCCATCGTTGCCCGCAAAGTACAGGCCATCAAGTGTCTGCACGACCGACAAGTGACCAACGCACCCCACGCGGTCGGAGATCTTGCGTGGGAAGAGCCCCCCGCGGCCCAAGTCGTCAAACGTGCCATCTAGCCTGTAGACGGAGTTTTCGCCGAAGATGATCGGAACGGACTTGATCGACGAGATGGCCGTAATGGGTTCTTCGATGTCGGTGAAGTTACCAGCCGGTACCGAGTCAGGATCGCCGCGCTTTGACTGCCACACGCGCTGAGGGATGAAGTCCCCGTCCGCTCCTGCGGTTGTGACTTCATAGCCGTGTGCCCAGAAGGTTAGATCTGAGGTCGAGTGAACGTACTTGCACTTGGGCGGGCGGTCGTTCTCAAGAGCGCCTCCAGCCGTGTAGATCGTGTTGTTGGCGGCAAGGAGCGTGGCATCGGTCACGTTGTCGTTAAACGTGGTCGTACCGTTGGTCACCTCGCCCACGTAGTAGAGCACGGATCCTCCAGCGGTCGTGCGCCAGATGGTGACCTTGATGTTTGTTGTGTCGTAGTGCTCGCCTGTTCCGTTGGCCAGCACCGGGATGCTTGAGATCGCGTGGGGCGTTGCCGAAGGATCAGCCGACAGGGATGCGAACTCCTTCAGGTACGGCCGACCGATATCCTCGTAGGACGTGGACCCGACGCTATAAGAGTACTTGTAAGCGAAGGCGTAGATGAAGGATGAGCCTGCACCGCCCGTAATGCTGACACCACTAGCAGCAACCGGAGGGAGCCCTGCGGTTCTCAGCGTCAGAGCTCCTGAGCCATCACGGTACACCTTAACCGGAAGCTGCCATGGGGACTCGTGGGTGATGAGCGTGTGTTCGTTCCACTCGCCAAAGGAGAAGGATACCTCGTCGGTCATCGACGACACGTTGAATGCGGACGCAGCACCAGGGCCTACTAGCTCGGTCTTGGCCGTGCCGTTGTCGTAGAACAGCTTGGTTGCGTTCTGCTTGAGCAGCGTGAAGCTGCGACCAGCGCCGGTCCACTGCGGAGCAAGGAGACCAACGCGCGTTGTACTGAGTCTTGCGCGTGCACCGCTTGTTGTGAAGTCGTAGAGTAGACCTGGACGGGTCTCAAGGTCACCATACTGGTTGATGACCAGGTTGTCGGCCTTCTCGAACTTGTTGGCTGGGGCCGAGATGGGGAAGTCCGTCTGCCCGCCGTCAAAGTCTTTAACTGTGAACTGAGCCATGCGTCTCCATCTTGTAGAGAATGTGGCCCGCGCCAAAGTACTGCTTCAGCGAAGGTCCAAGCCCCCCGAATCGCTTGCTGGCTATGAGGTGCAGAATAGGTCTAGCTATGGCCCATGATACCTTGAAAGGTCCCCAAGAAGAAGTGGCAAAGCGGCTGAGCGCAAGGTCAACGCCATAGGAGCGAAGATAGAAAAGGTTCCACGTGGAACACCACCCCTTGCACACGGCCGTCAACATCCCGCCGATCATCCAGATCCACTCCAGCATATAGGGCATCCGTCCAGCGCACAGCTTGAGGATGGCGATGTCGCCTCCTTGCAGCAGGCGCTTCCATGCGAAGCTCCCGCGGTTTTGCGGCTGCACCGAGAACTGGTACCCATGGCGATCGCCGTAGTCCTGAAGGTCGCGGGCGATCTGGATGTTATCCACCATCAGCGCACCGATGGCGATGGCCACGCGGTTGTCGTGTGCCTCTTCGATGGTGGCGTCGGGTCTACGCTTATGGAGCCCTGGTTCGACCTCCAGACTCTTCACTGCGTGGGTGAAGCGCAGGAAGTCAGCGCCGTCGATCATCCCCCACTTGTGAAGCTGCATATAGCCGTACACGGCAAAGAGGATGCCGTTGTCGTTGGTGACTGCGGTCGTTCCATCTGGCATCACACGCGGCTTCTCTCGGTTGCCAAGGCCAAGGCCGTCTTGCGCCAGCCCCTGCGTGATGAACTCTCGCTTTAGGGCTTCTCGCATGACCAGAAGTCTCCTTCCAAGTGCTCGCAGTCCTTCATCACCTTACGGCTAGAGCACGATGCGAGCAGGATGAGGGTGAGGGTGAGGGTGAGGATTAGGAGGCGCATTAGTTACCGATCCGCTGGATAGCTACGTTCCCTTGATCGACGTTGATTGCGCCGCCAGAGTTTTGGAAAACCCTAATATCGATATAGTCGCCAGCTACAAGAGAAACCAAATCAGACAAAGACACGTTGACGACTTGGGAATGCGCTGCCGTTGCG